GGTCGTAAAGTTTATTTAAAAAGTGCCGCAGCTGAAGTTGCTTGGTATTTGTCAGGAACTAAAGATTGTACAGAATTAAATAAGTACACAAAAATGTGGACACCATGGCAAGAGAATAATCTTGTTGATGCATCTTACGGTTACAGATGGCGTTCAGGTTTAGGCGTTGACCAAATAAAGTTAGCAATTGATAACTTAAGAAAAGACCCATCATCAAGAAGAGTTTATATTAACACATGGGACGCAAACTTTGATACAATGCCTGAAGCAACAAATGTACCGTGTCCTGTCGGCTTTAACTTAAACATAATTAATAACAAACTTAACATGCAAGTCGTCATGAGGTCATCAGATTTAGCTGTTGGTTTAGTATATGACACAATCTCATTCAGAATGTTGAATAACATATTAGCTAACACATTAGCTGTAGAAACAGGCGATATGGAATTTGTCTTACTAAATGCCCATATTTATGGCACACAACGGACCCGTGTCGCATCTTTATTAACTTCTAATGCGTTAAGCAAGGCTACTTTTATTGATTTTGCTAACGATTTTACGATCGATGATGTAGCTAATAACCCTGATACATTCATTAATGACTATGTTAAATTGCAAGATAACATTACAGAGAAACCAATGAAAATGCCTGTAGCTATATAAAACAAAGGCTTAGGACAATACGGGTTTATATATGTAAGGACAATAATATAGGAGTAAATATGGAAAGCATAGATATAAAAGGTAAGCAATACATAACTGTAAATGAACGAGTAAAAGAGTTTAGACGCTTACACCCACAAGGTCAAATACTAACATCAATATTGGCCAACGCAGATAGCCAAGTAATGTTTAAAGCAGAAATTGTTGTTGAAGGTGTTACAGTAGCAACAGGCCATGCTTACGAAAAAGAAGGTTCAAGCTTTATTAACAAAACATCGTATATAGAGAATTGTGAAACTTCTGCAATAGGCAGAGCTTTAGGAATGTATGGTATAGGCATTGATACATCACTTGCCTCGGCCGATGAGGTTAAAAATGCAGTTAAACAACAGGAGGACTTTTTATAATGGATATAGGAACAACACCAATAGTACCTAACAAAGAGCTTATCCAAGGCTCTGATGAGTGGTTTGCTGCTAGAACTGGGAAAATTACAGCAAGTCGCTTAGGCGATATTATGCGTAAAACAAAGTGGGGCGAATCAACTTACAAAGCAAAAGTAAGGTTAGAACTTGCAATAGAAAGAATTACAGGGAAATCTGCATCATCAGTTACCATGAATCAGGCAATGAGGGATGGAGTAGAACGAGAACCTGATGCTCGTACACTCTTTGAGGCAATAACAGGAAAAGAGGTTGCCCTTTGTGGTAGCTTTGACCATCCTTATGTTGTGAATACAAGTGCAAGCCCAGACGGTTTACTTAGAGGGGAAAACGCTGTGTTAGAGATTAAATGCCCAACACACGCAACTCACGCTAAGAACTTAATGTCTGATAAAATGCCAAAGAATTATGAATATCAGGTGCAATGGCAAATTGCGTGCACGGAAAGTGATTACGCTTATTTTGCTAGTTATCACCCAGATTTTCCAGCAGATTTACGTTTAAAATACGTAAAAGTCGACAAGGACGATAGCATTATTAAATCCTTAGAAGAAGCGGTCAGACAGTTTGATATTGAAATTGAAGACCTTATAATTAAAATCCAAAACGGAGGAAACAAAAATGGCTGAACAATATGACAATACCAACAGCTTTGCCCTATTTAAACAGGACAAAGGTGACAATGAAGCTAGACCAGATTATACTGGTACAGTTACATTAGAAAATGGTAAAGACATGAGAATGGCTGCATGGGTCAGAGAGTCTAAATCAGGTGTTAAGTATTTATCTGGTAGATTATCTGAACCACAATTGCAAGCATCAGAAGCTGGCAGCAACGCAGCAGTTGAAGGCGCTGATGTCCCTTTCTAAGGAGAGGAGAGTATGTAAGGGGTGTAAAAGCCCCGCGCATATTTTTGATAAGCATTGGTGGTGTGGTATAGACCGAGAGACGGCTCATGGGGCTTGTAAAATAAATAAACTAAAACACAACATACCAAAGGGAGAGTTAAACGGTGTATATAGAAGACTTATTAAATAGATTTGATGGAGTTCGTGAAACGGGTGGTGGTCAATATTCTTGCCGCTGCCCCGCTCATGAAGACAAAAGTAATTCATTAGGAATAAAGCAAGGAGATGGTGAAAGAATAATGATGAACTGTTTTGCTGGCTGCCAAACAGAAGATGTGTTAGGTGCAGTAGGATTAACATTCAAAGATATATTACCTTCTAATGATTATAATGAACAGGTAAAAGAAAAAGGTTTTAATCCATATTCAGTATTAAAGATGATAAGGGATGAAGTATTAATAATAGGTTTAGCAAGTGTTGATATTAAAAAAGGTAAAGCACTTAGCAATAAAGAACACGATCGTTTATTAAAAGCAATAGGAAATGTAAGAGACGCATATAGCCATACTAAATAGGAGAAAGTATGAAAACATTTAACACTAATACAAAGAATAATGATGAGTGGTTAACACCACCTGAAATAATTAAATCATTAGGTGAATTTGATATTGACCCATGCACACCAATTAACAGGCCATGGGACACTGCAAAAATACATTATAATAAAAATGATGATGGCTTTACAAAAGAATGGCATGGCAGGGTTTGGTGTAACCCTCCATATGGAAGACAAACATTTGAGTGGATTAATAAGTTAGCCGCACATGGAAATGGCATGACTTTAATATTTGCAAGAACAGAAACATTAGGTTTTCATCAGGAAGTATGGGATAAAGCTGATGCAATATTTTTCTTTAAAGGAAGATTAAAGTTTCATTATGTTGACGGAACACAAGGTCAATGTGCTAATGCTCCATCTTGTTTAGTAGCGTATGGCAAAAATAATATAGAAGCTATTAAAAATGCAAATTTAAATGGCAAGCTTATAATATTAAAAGGAGAATAAAATGGTAGCACAAACATTAGAAGATATACTCATTACCGATAAAGAAGTAGCTGGTTATATGAGCAGAAGAGATAATCAAGAACACTTAAAGATTAAAAGACCATCTGAATATCTTGATGCAGTTGAATCATATTTTAGTGATGACTTAACAGGTGGCATTGAATTACCATTTGACAAAACAGTTTATGACTTTAAAGTTCGAATGGGTGAGGTGAGTTTAGTTACGGGCTATTCAGGGCACGGTAAAAGTGCTTGGCTCAATTTTGTTATGCTGCATTTAATGAAGCATGAGAAAACTATGATTGCTTCTTTTGAGATGTTACCTAAAGCAACATTAGGTAGAATGTGTCAACAAACCGGGGAAGCTAATCCTAATTATGAATATATTAAAGATTTCTTAGGGCAGTTAGAGCATAAATTATATTTGTATGACCCTGAAGGTGAAACATCGTCTTCAAAAGTTTTAGAAGTGATTTATTATGCGGCAGAGAAATTAAATGTAAAGCTGATGGTAATTGATTCACTAATGAAATGTGGAATTAATGAAGATGACTTAAACGGTCAAAAAGCTTTTGCAAATAAAGTTGCCGTTGCCGCCCGGGATTTAGGTATACATATATTTTTAGTAGCACACAGCAGAAAGACAGCTGATGAGCATGGTAGAGCATCTAAATTTGACGTGGCCGGTTCCGCCAACTTAACAAACTTAGTAGATAATGTATTTTCAGTACATAGAAACAAAGCAAGAGAAGAAGAAGCTTTAAACAGTGGGTTAAATTCAGAGATAATGAATCAACCACCTTGCACAGTCTATTTATTAAAGCAAAGACATGGAAGAGGTGTAGAAACTAAATGGGGATTTGGCTATGTACCAGAAACGTTTCAATATAAGGAAACTTATTAATGTTAATTAAAGACTTTATTAAAAACTTTAAAGAAGAGTTTGGAGATAAAATAGAATTTAAAGCAACAGAATTTAAAACAAATAAAATATATAAATCAAGGGGGTATGACATTGAAGAAAAAAATATCAGGCAACGCCGAGGCATCAATTCAAAGTCTCTTTGGTAATTTAAATCCAGATAAGTTTTATGATGTTGAAGTATCAGAACATAAAGACAGTCGATCGCATCAACAGAATAAACTATATTGGGCATTAATTACAGAAATGGCTAGTTACTTAGGACATACAACAGAAGAAGTACATGACTTAATGCGATATAAATATTTATCGTTTAAAGAATTAGTAGGCAATGAAGAAATAACAAGAGTGCCATCGACAGCTCAGTTAAGTATTAAAACATTTAATGAATACTATGACAAGGTGGCTCAATTTGCTTACGGCTTAGGGTTTAGGTTGGATATGGACCAGTATGGCTACTAAAAAAGAAAAACTACACATGCAAAATATGGTTGAATATGGGTGTATGATATGTCGTCATTTTGAAGAAGTTATTGATTTGCCGCCATGTAATATACATCACATTAGAGATAACACTGGTATAGGAATGAAAGATAAAGATATGATACCACTATGCCACACACATCACCAAGGAAAACTGGGAATACACCATATAGGCAAAAAAGCTTGGGAAGAAAAATATGATACACAACGTAATTTACATAAGATACTAATGGAGGAGATAGGATAATGAGTTACTTAGGATATAAAAATATAGCATATAGAAAACATATGAAAGGGCAAGAGAGAATAAAAATGTGGAAAGCAGAACAAAAAGCAAAGCGTAAGCAGCGTAGGGAATGGTACAATATAACAACTACAACTATACTTCAGCTTGTTTTAGTAGCTCTTATCATAGTTTTTTATGGTGTGTTTGCTATGGGCATTATGGCAGAAGAAAAGGGTAGTAAGGTGGGTGTAGGAAACTTTGTAATGGCAGTATCATACACTGATTCATACGATGATTTAGTTTATGTTAGTAACTTTGTTAACTGTGATCATGCTATGAAGTATTACAACGACAACTGTACTGATGCAATGATTATGATGTGTCAATTAGAAAAGTATCTTTATATGCCTATAGGTCATAAAAGTGATTCATCATTTGACTTTGAGCCAACAGACAAACAATCATGTGGTTTTGTCGGTGTACAGAAACCTAAATTTACAGAGGATTAATATGGAAAGAAGAGATGAAGACTGGATAAACCCACCAGAACCTAAAATGGGTTACAACGGCTATTTTTTTGAACTAGAGGAGGAAGACGATGGGTAAAGGAAGTGGTCGTAGACCAAAAAACATTAGTGATGCTGAACTAGAAAAAGCATGGAACTCAATCTTTAATGGGCACCCTAATGAAGGACAGTATGTTAAAGAAGATGACTATGGTAATGAGCTGCCAAGTAACAAACCAAAGATTAAAACTAATGACCCTGACAGGTTTGTAGATGATACAGGAGATGCTTAATGGCTATATCACCAACGCAACGAACATTAAAGCGTATGAAAGAAAGCGGAGACTACAAATTAGTTCAAGTGGTTGAGCGTTGGAATTCATTTGCAAGAATTAGACAAGACCTGTGGAATTTTGATATATTAGGTATATCTATAACAGGAGAGACCCATGCAATTCAGGTAACCACTTACGGTAACATGAATGCACGGATTAAGAAAATTACTGACTCCGAATACACACCTCACTTAAGAGACGCCGATTGGGTATTACTAGTAGAAGGTTGGAAAAAAGTAGACGGCCGATGGAAATCATTTATATCAGACTTATCATAAAGGAAAATAATGGATAGTTATCAAAAATTAATAGCAGCAAGTAAGTATGCACGTTACTTACCAGAACAAAAAAGACGTGAAACATGGGAAGAAACAGTAGATAGGTTAGTACTATATATAAAAACAAACGCGCCTGGGCTCCACCATGTGCTTCCAAAATTGAGGAAAGCGGTCTTAAACCTTGATGTTATGCCGTCAATGAGGTTATTGATGACAGCGGGTGAGGCCTGCGATCGTGATAATATATCAGCATATAACTGCAGCTACTTGGCTATGAATAACAAAAGAGCGTTTAGTGAAGCATTATATATATTAATGAACGGAACAGGAGTAGGCTTTAGTTGTGAGAGACAAGAGATCGATAAGCTGCCATCTATACCAGAAGGTATTAGTAAGTGCGATGATATTATTGTTGTTGGCGACAGCAAACTTGGGTGGGCGAAGGCGTTTAAAAAATTACTATCTAGTTTATGGGAAGGTGACATACCGACCATTGATTACTCTAAAGTACGACCAGCCGGTGCTCGACTTAAAACATTTGGCGGTAGAGCATCTGGCCCTGAGCCATTAGAAAGACTGTTTAAGTTTACAACAGATACATTTGTACACGCTAAAGGTCGTAAGCTAACATCAATTGAAGTTCATGACATTACATGTATGATTGGTGAGATTGTGGTTGTGGGTGGTGTAAGACGTTCTGCACTTATATCATTATCAAACTTAACAGATAAACGCATGAGAGAAGCTAAACAAGGTGCTTGGTATAATGATTATTCTTGGCGTGGCTTAGCTAATAACAGTGTAGCATACACAGAAAAGCCAGATGTAGAAGTGTTTATGGAAGAATGGTTGTCGTTAGTTAAATCTAAATCAGGTGAGCGTGGTATCTTTAACAGAGTAGCATCACAAGATCAAGCTGCTAAGTGGGGTAGGCGTGAAAAAGATTTAAACTACGGGACCAATCCGTGCTCCGAAATAATTTTACGTGATAAGCAATTTTGCAACCTTTCTGAAGTGGTAGTAAGAGCTGATGATACAAAAGAATCATTGCTTGAGAAAGTTAGATTAGCTACAATTATGGGTACATTCCAATCGACCTTAACTAATTTTCAATTCTTATCTGCTGAATGGCATAAGAACACAACTGAAGAAAGGTTATTAGGTGTATCATTAACAGGTATTATGGATTGTAAAGTAACTAATAATCCTGACCCTAAATTTTTAGAGGAGATGAGAAGTGAAGCTAGAAAAACAAATGAGAAGTATGCGAAGTTGCTTGATGTCCCGGTATCTGCATCTATTACTTGCGTCAAGCCCTCAGGCAGTGTATCGCAACTGGTCGATTCAGCTTCGGGTATCCATGCTAGACATAGCGATTATTACGTTAGAACAATTAGGCTTGATAAGAAAGATTCTTTATACGAATTTCTTAAAGGTAAAGGGGTTCAAGTGGAAGATGAGCAATTTAGACCGGACTCTACCGCAGTATTTAGCTTCCCAATTAAAGCACCGAAGGGGTCAATTACTAGAAATGATAAGACGGCATTAGAGCAGCTAGACTTATGGTTAATCTATCAACGTCATTGGTGTGAACATAAACCGAGCGTTACGATCACGGTTCGCGATGAAGAGTGGGTTGAGGTTGCGGCATGGGTATACAAACACTTTGATGAAATATCAGGTATTAGTTTTTTGCCACACTCAGACCATAGCTATGTACAAGCACCATATCAAGAGTGTACTAAAGAAGAGTATCAAGCGCTTCTTAAGAAAACACCAAGCGTAGACTTTGAAGAGTTAATAGAAGACGACGATATGACTGTAGCAAGCCAAACATTAGCTTGTACCGGTGGTTCATGTGAGATATAAAGTCTTTTAAAATCAATAGCTTAAGGTAGTTCGGGTTTATATATGTAAGGACTAAGATAATTTAGTTCTTAGGAGACATCAAGGTAAACCTGAGCAATCTCTTTACCGATCTTGTTTATTTTAATATACAATATAAGGATAAACACTATGTGGACTAAACCAATTGCAACAGAACTTCGATTTGGCTTTGAAGTAACTCTTTACGTTATGAACCGATAAGTAACAACAGTCAAAGGATGCTGTAAATCCGGATGCTTGCCTCCTGGAGATTACCAGGAGGGGCTAGTTAAATTTAGGAGGAGATAAATGAAA